AGATTATCTGTAGATGTGTCTTTAGTTTTTGTTTCTTTTTTTGGTGCTTCTGTGATCTGCCCTATCTTGATAAGAAAGGCAATATCCTCGTCTGTTAGGCTCATGCTTAACTCCAGCTCGTTAGTATTTGGATGTCAAAAGATGCCGTTAAGAGTGTGCCGCTTTGTGCTTCTAACACAGTCGGAGCGCTCATAGCTGCAATATTCATTACGATTGTTGAGGCCGCTAACTTGGCAAATACAGCGACCGCTAAAGTTTCGATACCTTGTAAGTTCCCGGCGTTGTCGAGCATTGGCACATTAAAAATAACCTTGAAGTTAGCCATCGGTGAGATGCCAATATTCGTATTATTTGTAGGCGTGATGTACGGATCGTTAGGTACGATCATTACGCTATTAGCCGTGATGGTGCTCGGCGGATAGGCGTACACGCTGTAAAGCGCCGGATAGGCAAGAGCGGCAGCTAGTGAGGCTCTTAGCGTTGTTATTGCAGCTGTCATTATCCGACCATCGAGTTGGGGTTTGTGTACCCCGCAATTAAGCCTCGGATCTTGCCGATCATTGAGTTGCCCATACGGTAAGGGCTAGGGCTAAAGCCATCAATTGATACGCCGCCGGTTTGGCTAACCTGCCGGGCCTGAAAAATGTCTACGGCCAAAATCATGGCCGCTTCTCTTACACTTGGCGTAGTCGCGTAGGTGTTTGTCTTTGTGTCTGCTCCTACAGCTGAGCCGTAAGGAAGCACTCGAGTAAAATTAGCGTTAGCGGCTGTCTTAGCAAATTGGATAAAGCTGTAACCCTTAGGCCAGTTAAAGGCGTAAGTGTTAAAGGCTATAGATGGAAACTGTGTAGTAGTTCCGGCTGTCCATGGGATCGTGCCAGTAATCGTATAGGTACCGTTAAAGGTTGAGCCGCACCCACTCAAGGTTACAGAGTCACCAGTACTAAAGATTGCTGGGTTAGCAACCATAACTGTAGCCACGTTATTTTGTAGCGCTGTGCCTACGACTGGTGCAGAGTCAAACCATAAAAATTGATTAAGTAAATCTTGTGCAGCTTGGCAACATGTCTCGACAATATCGGACGAGTAAAGGCTTTCGATCCCGAGGTTAGCTCTTAGCTCTGCCTCGGTGACGTATGTAGCTGGCACTTATTTACTCCTTTACTTAATAGGGCCGGTAGGGCTCAAAGGGCTAAGAGCCCTACCGACTATTAGGGTTTTTCTATTTAGATTTTTGCGTACTTAATAATGCCGTATGGCATTTTCGCAATAGTTGCCATAAAGCCATAAATAGCAATTTGTACTTGAAGATTTGACACCACGTTTACAGACATAAATGCCTGCGGTCCGCGGTAAACAGTAAATGCTTCAGGTGCAAGAATTACAGCTGAGTTATCATCAAATGTAGTTGCAGTAAAGTTTTTGTCTACGTATAGATCAAGGCCTAGTACGTTGCCACGGATAGATGAAGGTGCAACCTGTCCAGCCGCGTTCATTGGCTGAGTTGCGTTATAAATTGGGCGACCAGTTGTATCTACTGCACCAAGTAGGGCTTGGTACTGTGATGGGTTACCGATGTAATTTTGTGCAAAGTAACCAGTGTTCTTATAGATAGCAGCCGCTGCTTCTGATGAGTATGAAATAATGCCAGCGCTATCTGCTGTTGTTGCTGAAGCAAAAGTACCAGCAGCTTGTAATGCTGTTAGTGCAGCTGTGTCAATAGCTGTTAAATAAGCATTTTGCAGTTGTTGTGTAAGTTCTGAATAAAAGCCAGGATATCCCGCTCTTTCGAGAAGCTCAACGCTCAGTGTATTCATGCCTGAGTACTTAGATACAGTTCCAGATAAATATTCTGTCACCATCCCTGTATTTTGTACGTTGCCAGCTTCAGCCTCAACAGTTACGACAGGCGCGACACCTGAACCTCCTGCTGCAGAAGTAACAAGTGAAGGTACAGAAATCGTCATCCCGTTATCAGGCAAGACCCCCTGTGAGCAGGCATCAATTGTCGGGGTGCCAAAACGAGTATTAGTTACAAACTCGGTTAGGTATTGAGTTGGATTAAATGCAGGGTTAGTAGCAAATGAATCATCTGCAGCTGTTACATAAAGCTTCGAGTCGTCATTGCCAAGTGCAGCTTTAATTTTGTGCTCTGTATATGCACCCATAGACGTAATAGGTGTACGTACTCTTTGAGAGTCTAAAACTGATGGACGGATAATTTTGCGAGCTGCTTCAACTGGTGCAGCCTCGCTAGATGCTTCGACCGGAGTTTCATCCGGTGTATTTTCAGGGGCTGTAGTCACAGCTTCCTCACTTTCGGTTTCGGTTTCAGTCTCTACAATGGTTGTAGAGATAGTTGTTACTTTTTCTTTTGTGCTTGTCGCAGCAATTAACTCGGCCCGAGCTGCTGCAATATCAGTTACGGATGCGCTAGAAAAGGCCGCACTCTCTACGAGGCTTACCTCTTTGAGGACCGCCGCCGTTACTAACAGGTAGTCACCCATTGGCTTAGAGGACGTAACATCGACCCCTACGGATAAGCCGCTTACTAGGTTTTCCTGAGCTAATACGAGCGCATCTTGTCCTCGAGTGCTGCTCGATAACTTAAAGGATCCGTACACGCCCTCTGTAGAGTCACTAAAAGCAATAGCGCGACCAACAGGCTTATCCTGTTGATGCTGCATTAGTAATTTAATTTTTGAGGCCTCAGCGTAAGTGATTGAGCCGCGCTCAAACATAACTGGCCCAGCGGATGTGTGGCCGATCTCGCCGTATGGTGCAACAAGCCCCGATACTATCCGGCGCTCTGTATCGGCTGCTTGGATTTCTTGACTAAACGTTAATAGCACTTGTATCTCCTAGCGGTGTGAGTTGCTCCATTTGTCGTGCTTGGTTTACATCGATTAAATCTAGGGCAAGCATTTTTTCTATAATCTCTAAACGCTCTTTTGCATCTACACGTAGGAAAGAGTCATCAACAGCAAAGCGCACTTGGTTAGCTGAGTTAGTTATATCGTTCATAGATAAACGATCCTCTATTGCACAGATGTACGGCTGTAATGAGTAAGCCATAAACTCACGGCGACCATCAATAATATTTTGATACGTCATGCTGTTATTCATATCGGCAGAAATGTAATAAGCCGGTACGTTCATAGCGCGCGCGATCTCTGTAGCTAAGTACTGAGATGCCTCGTTATACATCATGTCTTTAGGACTAAACCCAATATTTTCTACGCTGAGAGTGCTTGTTAAATATGCAGTACTACGTGATGCGCGAGATGATTTCCATGCAGCTAGTAATCCTTGTACTTGTGACTCCGGCAAATCCGCGCCATTATTTTTTAATACTGTTGTGGCCATTGGTGTATTAGCGCTAACAGCTGCAGCCTTTTGTATATCAAAAGCGGCTTTAATTGTTGTGCCAGCTGTATCTAAAACTCCTGGTGTTAAACCTTGAAAAGTTACAAGAGATCCGATACCGCCCATTGGCACTTTAACGCCATCGACAAAGTAATCTTCAATCTCTGTACCAAACTTATTAGTTGTGTATGTAACGCGATTATTTGATACCCACTCAAAGCCGCTAGGTCGTCCGTCATCTGCATACAAAGATGTAACGCGCCAGTAAGCGCACCCATAAAATATTAAACTGTCAACAGTTGCAGCGATAGTAACGCTGCGTGGTTGGCGTAGATCAGGTTGCTCTAACCAAACAGGCGAGCCTAATTTTTCTCCTGTTGATTTTTTATAAAGTGCTAAATCAATACCGGAAATAACTCCAGCAATTAAATTACGACAACGCGCGACAGATGCAACCTGTAAAGCAAAATTACGATCTATGCCGCTTGTGTTATAGCCGTATGTAGACCCGGTGTTATAGGAGCCGTAGCCGTAGGTAGTGCTCATTACGGCAGGCGCGTACTGCGCCTCAATAGTCGGCTTAGCAGCTGACTTAATGCCTAGAGTTTGGAGTATTCCCATGGAGGGCATTTTTTCAAAATGTCAAGCATAAAATCCGATTACTCTCGGCGTGTCTCTATACGTATACTTGAGCCTGACCCATTGGCTGAGTAAGTATGTGGACAATAAACGATAAATTTATAGAAATATCTACCGGTCCGGCGCTTTTCCTACGGACAATACGCCACGATGAGTCAGACTCCTTAGCTGCACAATTAGCCATATGAGCTACAAGTTCATCTTGCCCCGAGTGCACAAGCCTCTTATTGGCAAGACTTTCATAGAGGTCCCCGGATGCCTGATACCCCTTTTGCCCTGATATGTCAGTTACCTGTAATCCATTAGCCTCGAGCCTTTTGGCAATAGAGGCTGTGGTGTATTTGTCGTAAGCGATCTGCCGAGGGTAGTAAACCTTCGCCCATTTAGCGATGGCATTAGCTACAAAAAGCTCATCAATAGATACATCACTATGAAAGATCTCTAAGACAGCTACGCCAATACGACCATCCTCAAGCACTTGGCCCATACATAAAGAGCCGTCTCTACGACTAGGGCTAACGTCAAAGGCAAAGATAGTAAGCGGACCTACTGACATTTTTAGATCCTTATCAGCTGCATCCTCAACGGCCATATGAGGCCACGGTGATTGGCTAGACGAGATCCATTGACACAATAATTCTGTTTTGGTCGTCTCGATTGGCTGAGTAGCTACTGCCTCCTCGAGTGCCTCCTCAGTTACGGTATAGCCAAGCGCCGGGTTAGCCATGGCCCACGCATCTCGATCTGTGATCTTTGCGAATTGGGGAGCTGAGTACTCATAAAAGCCAAAGGTCTTAGGAGGAAAT